TAGTTATAGTATAGTTAACTAACCTATTACTACTATCAAAGTTTGGTATTTTAAGTCTATTAGGAAATCCTTGAGAATTATATGGAGATGAGAAATCAATATCTTCTACGTTTTCGAAAACTTGTCCTGCACCTAAAACTTGTGATCCTCTTCTTAATTGACCCAAATATCTTTCATCTTCTTTATCACCAAACGCAGGTACTGTTATTGAAAAATCAACTAAAGCAACTGAAGGTCTTTGACCCGGTAACTTTAATCCATAAGTTCTTGCTATGTTATAAATTGAAGATCTTTGTTGGGCATATTGAAGAACTGTCTCTTGAATACTTCTATCAATATGATAATGTAAGTTATCTGCAACGGCAGCGTTTAAATCCAAAAACACTGAGAACACCGAAGCGTCATTAAAGTTTTGAATTAATTCAGGATAATAAGTACGAACGTATTGTATAAGTTCGGATCTTATTCCTTCGAAATCTCGAGTTGTATATGATATCTTACGATTAGCCATCTATCTTAAATATTGATAATTACAAAATCACTTGTGGCAAATGCACTGTCTTGGACAGAGTATTCTATTTTTATTTTTGCAGTATACTCTGCGGTTCCTTTTCCAGGATATCTGTAAACAGGTGATGTTGGTAAATTTGATGTAAAAGCGTTGTCGTCAGCCTCTTCTTGAGGATCTAATGGGGCAACACTTATTTTGTTTATTAATAAATTAGGAATATATTTTTCAACCGAAGCCCTAATATCTGATTCAATCGCATCAAATGTTAAACCATCAAATGGTTCAAAAAGATACTCATAGAGTCTTGTACCAAAGTCAGGTAAAAAATATCTAGATCCTTTTCTAGTAAGAAGTAGGTTAATAAGATCCGCTCTGATTTCTTGCCCTGCAGTGTTAGTTAAATCTAAGTAATCACCACGAACAGAATCCCTGAAAGGAAAATTTATACCATATGTAGTTCCGTCTCCCATATAGTCATAAATATACTTGCTTTATTTTTCAATTAAAGTAGTATTGCCTTTAATTGATTTTGGTGTATAAGGACAATGTCTACATCCACTACCACAACAATAACCTCTTTTTATGTGGTACTCTTCTTTCATTACCTTAAACCCATTTTCCATATAAAACTCAGAAGGGAGAAGTGTTACCTTCTCCCTTTTGATATTTTCAGTTTTATTCATCTATTATTTTTAATTGATGTGTATATCCCGTTTAAAATATTCTGGACTAAATTATCGTGACTCATTATGCTGTTACAACCTCACATGCTCCCCCCGCACAAGCAACTTCACCTGATAAATCAGTATTGTCGTCAATCTCAACAATTTTAGACAAATCAACGTCTTTTAATGTTTCCATTAACTCTTCATATCTTTGTTCAGTACAATCTTCAAATGGTGCCTGTATGTATGATCCACCATCGTAAGGTAATACAGAAAGACCATTATAATATTCTCTATTCTCCCACATCCACTCTCCAACCGCAGGCCACTCGTGCTCTCTGATTGAAATTGTTGCAGATACGTTATGAGCGTTTGATCCACTTCTGTGACCTGGTTTAATCCATTCTTGTTGAACCTTCTTCACTCTCTCCAATAATTGGATTGGTGATTCGTTTCTTAAGATAGATCCTTCAGGTGCTTTTTGTGGAATACCGATAACCGCAGTATCATGTGGTCTAAAGTATTCATCTTCAACAAGTTCAGGATGGTTTTGTTTTAAATGAGCATAGATTGATTCGTTTTTACCAACTCTAACTCTTCTAACATAATAGTCATTATGCCAAGCATGAATACCTGATGAAGTACCTAAAGTTAAAGATGTAGTTCCTGCTGGTTTAACTGTTGTTGTTCTTGCCGCAGGATTAATTTTTAATAATTCAGCAACTATCTTATTCTCTTCTTTAACAACTTTAGCAGCTGCTTTCATATCTAATTTTAATACAGCTCCTGATCCAATTCCTGTCATAGAGATACCTACTAAAGCATCTTTTTCAGTTGTTCTTTGCCAAATTGGTCTTAAGTAGTGAAAGTTAGTATATCCAGCTTGAAGTGTTCCAATGAATGATGCTGCTCTTACTCTTGATTCATAGTCTTCTTGTGATACAACGTTTGATACGTTAACCTCAGTAAGGTTACAGAACTGGAATGGTCTAAGAGCGATTTCACAACAAGGATTAGTTCCCCAATCTTTATCATTACTTAAGTAGATACCAGGTTCTCCTGCCCCACTCGCCTCAATTCTTTTCCATAAATCCATAAAATAATCTTTATTAATTTTATGTCTCATTAAACTAACTGAGTTATTAGCTCTACCTCTCTGTGGATTCTTTTCCCACCAAGCCCCACTCTTACAACTGATCATCTCATCATCAGATGCAGAGAACAATGAGATAAGTGCCGCTCTTCTGATACCACCTGCCAATACCGCATCTGCAATATGACAAACCATATCATGAACTTCAATTGGTCTCAATTTTTGACCATCTTCTTTTGAATCAAGAATACCTTCTAATTTGATAAGACATTCTTTTAATGGTTGAGGACCAGGTGCTTTACCACCTGATGTAACTAATCTAGCCCCTTTTGGTCTGATGTCAGAGAAATCAAATTCGATTTTTGATCCACCGAAGAAATAAGACTTAACTAATACTTTAACGGCATCTGCCCATCCTTCAATAGAATCTGCAACTAACCATCTTCTTCCTCTCTCTTTGTTTGGTTTTCTGATTTCAGGTAATACTTCAACGTGATGTTTTTGTACTGAATAACCCACACCTGTTCCACCTAATAAAAGGAACATGATTTCTGAGAATACTCTCCAATCATCAACCGGTGCAAATGCACAGTTGTAAATTCTGTTGGGTGATATCTCAATTGGTTTTCCTGCGAATTGCATTGATCTCATTGATGGGAGAACTTGTTTCTTGTAAACATACATGTAGTTCTCACGGATTTCTTTTTCTAATTGGGGATACTTTTTAATATGCATCTCCATGTTTCTTGTTACGAGCTCTTGCCAAGTCTCTCTTCTCTTCAACTCAGGGATATACTTAGCGTATTTCATATACACTGTAATTTCCGAGAGTATTCGGTTTGAAATGTCCATGTTTTTGTGAATTTTAATAAATACTAATTTATGAAAAAATCGGGGATTTTAAATGATAAATATAGGTTCATCATCTAACAGTCCCGATTTTGAATAAAAAAATCGTTGTTTTTTTAAAGTTTTTTTTACGACAAGGAGATATTTAATTTCCTTGTTTTTGTTGTTCTCTTTGTTTCCTCTTTTCAAGAAGTTCCTTGACACGATCAGATTTCTTCTGTTCTTGTTGTTCTTCGAATCCTAAGAACGTAACAGATGCCTCTGTATCGATTTCAAGAAGTTCGTTGTTGAATTTACAGTTCTCAAAGACAACCCCGTCTTTACCAATACGTGACTTGGTAATCGCAATTGTAGCCAGATTTAGTTCTTTTTGTTGGAGAGTTTTTGCTACAGAAATGATTACGTGTCCTACTTGTGCTTTCTTGATAGATCCACCCATTTGGTCAGTAGTTACAACCTCGGAAGAGATTGAACTTCTATTACCTTGAGTTGCGGTCCATCCAACCAAACCAAGTTCGTGACACATGGCTTCGAAGTGTCTCATGACTGATCCCTCACTTTTCCATTCATCACCTAAAGCCTTTTCTGGCATTACGCAATCAATGTAGTCCAACACCACCAAATCAATCTTTGTACCATCAGCAATCATTTTTCTGAGTTGGTTTTTGATTTGAAGCATTGTGAGTGAATCAGAAGGTAGTTTTTTCAGAACCAATTTGTTAGGCATTGAGTTCTGAATCTCATGAATCTTTTCGAATACTTTTTCTTTATGAAAGACTAAGTTATCGGGTTCGATACCAGTCCATATGGTAAAATGTTTTCTTTGAATAATTTTGGGATTGTCCTCGAAAAATATCTGAAGAACATTGAATCCCATGTTGAAGGCAGTGTTTGCTATCTTCGTGAGGATTGTGGTTTTACCCACACCAGTCGGTGCTAAGATTACTCCAATTTCACCTTTAGCCAATCCACCCTTAAGTAGATTATCGATACCTTTAATACCCATTGGTATTGGAGATCTGAAGTCTTCATCTAAAACTACGTCTAAGTTTTCGAATACGTCTCCTGTACCTAAATCTCTTTCTCCAACTTGAATTGCATCTCTTACTAACTCTTCTACTTTGTCA